AGCACCGGCGTCTCCTCGATCAGCGGGTCGATGCGCTGGCGCGAGAACCGCTTCGCCAGCTCGACGGTCGGCTGCACCGCCAGCACGGGTGCCGGCACGTGGTGCAGGATGTAGCCCAGCCAGTTGTTTCCCCCCTCCGTGCCGCCCGTCTGCGCCCCCTTCATGAACACCACGCGGCGGGCGGGATGCACCGCCGAGAGCGCGTCCATGATCGCGCCCAGATACGGCGTGCGGCTGGTGCGCCAGGGGCCCGGTTCCGACGAGGCGCGGCTGCCGAGGATGCGGTGCCGTTCGGCCCACTCCGAGACCGTGAGCTGCGGCGGCGGGCGCAGCATCGCGCCCATGCGCCGCTGCACATGCTCACGGCTCCGCGCTCCGATCTCCGAGGCCTGGGGGATCGAAGCGATCGGCGGCCTCCGTCAGCAACTCGGTGATGTGCTGCTGCAGGATGGTCTGCAGCAGGTGCGGATCGACGCCGAGCTCGGCCGCGATCACGCCGGCCACGCGCGCGGGCCAGTTCAGCAGCGCATCGCGCATCGCCCCGGCGACCTCATCGATCGTCGCATCCGCCTCGGCGACGTCGACCAGCCGGCGCTTGCTCTCGTCGAGCGCGAGGCGCTGCGCCTCGACCTTCAGCGCGAGCTGCGCGACCTTCAGCCGCGCGAACGGCGTGCCGTCCGCGGACGCACTGCCGGCCAGCGGTGAGCGGCTCGGGTCCGCGGTCTCGACCAGGCGGCGGCGGGTCTTGTCGATGTCCCACTGGCCGTCCGGCTCGCGCACGATGCGCCCGGCACTTTCGGCCTTGCGCAGCGCGGTCTCGGTGACGCCGATGCGGCGCGCCGCCTCACGCGTCGACGGGGTCAACTCAGGCATGGCGGCCACTCGGTTCCCATCGCGGCAGGCCGCGATGGGGCCCGCCTCCGCCGCACGCGGTGATGGACGAGGATGCTGCTGGCGAGAGTCGAGAGGCGGATGGGACGATGCGCCGATCACACCGCCGCCCGCGATCGGCAAGCGGCGGCGCGGTCAGGCGATCAGGACGGGCGACGGCCGAGATGCTGATGGATCGCGCGCTGGATCACGTCCTCGTCGGTCTCGCCGGGCAGCCGCTTGGCCTGCAGCGCGTCCCAGGTGTCCTGCTCGATCGGCACCAGCCAGGTGCCGTCGGCCTGGCGCTGCCCGGTCGGGCGGAACGTGCCGATCGCCAGGCGGGCGAGCGCAGTGTAGGTCGCGTCGGTCATGCGGATCAGCGGCATTCGGACCTCCATCACGGCGAGGGCCATTCCTCGCCGTGACGGACCCTTCGCGCTGGGGCGGCGCACAGCCAAGTTGAGTGCGCGCTCATAACATTGCGTTCTCGCCGAACGCAGCACCGCCGCCCGCGGTGTGCGAGCGGCGGCGTGGGTGCGGAGGGTCAGGCCTCGGTCAGGGTGGAGACGAACTCCGCCTGGCCGACGCGGTTGCCGTCGCTGTCGTGCAGCGGGCGCGGCCAGGCGCCGGCGAAGCCGAGCCGGTCGAGATCCTCCGCGAGGGCGCGCAGGATGCGCGCGACCTCCGCGGTCGGGCTCGCCATGAAGGCCGCGCCGTCGGTGCGGATGCGCAGGACGAACGCGCTCATCGTCCGCGACCTCAACCGGCCACCCGGTACACCGAGTACGACCCCTTGGCACCCTCCTTGTTGGGGCCGACCTGGCGCACCCGGTCGAGCACCTCGACGGTGATGCCCTTGCGCTTCAGTCCGGCGAGGAAGCCGCGCACGGTATGCGACTGCCAGCCGGTGGCGTCGATGATCTGCGCGATCGTCGCGCCCTCCGCACGGCGCAGCAGGGCGAGCACCGCCTCCTGCTTCGTGCCCGCGCGCGGCGCGCGCGGTGCGCCGGGCTCGCGACGGGTGCGCGCGGCGCCGGCGAGGGCGACACGCAGCGCCTCCATCGGCCCTTCCAGGGCGGCGACGATATCCGTCTCGCGGTTCCCCTCGTCGTTCCACGCGTCCAGCACCGCCTGGGCGGCGGCGCGGAGGCCGCCCCGCGGTGGCGCCGTCGTGGCCGCAGGGCGCGCCGCCGTGTCCGGCGCGGGGGTGGTCGCCTCCTCCCCCACGTCCGCGCCCGTGGGCGGCGTGTCGGCCTCGTCGGGCGGGTTGTTGTCCGGGCCGTCGATCAGGAAGGGATCGACGCCCGCGCGCACGTCCTTCGGCACATCCTCGCCGTAGGGCGAGTCATCATCGACGCCGATCGCGGCGAGCCCGGACCGGGTGATCGCGTACTCGGTCAGCCCGAGCTCCGTCTTCACCTGCAGCACCTCGGGGTCCGGGGAGACGCCGGTCAATTCGGCGAGCAGGCCGCGCTTCACCAGCGCGGCACACACCTTCTGCAGCGACGCGCCGGGCAGCCGCTTGTGCTTCGCCGGGACCCCATCGCGGCTTGCCGCGATGGGCACCCGGGGCACCAGCTTGTCCTGGCGGGACGCGGCGGCGCTCAGCACCAGCAACTGAGTATCGGAGAGGGTCATCGTTCGGGGCTCCTGGTTCGGGGAGCGGCCCCATGCCGCCCCCTACGGCCCCGAGCCCCGGCGGGCGGAACCCGCGCGGGGCGGTGGTCGAGGAGGCGCGCGTCAGGCGGCGGCGAACTCGCGGACCAGGCGCCAGTCCTCCGGCGGTGCCTGCCGCCCGAGCCGCCACGCCGCCAGGCACCGGTAGCCGGCGTCCATCACCGCCCGGTCGCCGGCATCGCGCGCCCGCGCGATCACCTCGCGCGTGAGCCCCGCGCGGAGCGTCTGGTGGTGGATCGTGATCATCGCCCCCCTCCGCTCAGCGCTGCGCCTGCGCCTCGGCCAGCCTGAGGCGCACCGCCATCGGGCAGCGCTGCGCCTGCGCCTCGGCCAGGCTGAGGTGCACCGTCACCGGACGATGCTGCGCCCGCCGCGTGATCTGGCGCGCGGGGTGGACGTGGTAGATCACGGTGTCGCCCTCGATGCCGGCGATCCGGCAGATCCGCCCGCGCGCCTTGATCTGGGTCGGAATCTCGAGCGTCGCGCAGAGCCGCCCGAGGGCCACGAAATCGACCTTGCCGTCCGCGGTGCGCGGCGTCGTGGGCGTGCTGGTCGTGGTCTGCGGGCTCGTGTCGGTGTTGGTCATGGCACCCTCCGGTTGGTGCGCGACCATTCGCGCTGGGCCGCGCCCGAGCCAAGCGCGCCACGCGCTCATGCCATTGCTATGTTCGCAGGGTCTCGATCACATCATGATCGGCGCCGCGCGCGGCCGCGACGTCGGCGAAGACCCGGTCCTCGCCCGCCAGCACCGCGGCCTCGCCCGTCGCCTCCTGCCAGCGCCGCACGATCACGTCGGCATAGGCCGGATCGATCTCGAGCAGCACCGCTCGACGACCGGTGCGCTCGGCCGCGATCATGGTCGTGCCCGAGCCGCCGAACGGATCCAGCACCGTGTCGCGCGGCTTGCTGCTGTTGCGGATCGCCCGCTCCACCAGCGCCACCGGCTTCATGGTCGGATGCAGGTCGTTGCGCACCGGCTTGTCGTAGTGCCAGACGTTGCCCTGGTCGCGCGCGCCGCACCAGTAGTGCTGCGCCCCGCGCCGCCAGCCGTAGAGCATCGCCTCGAACTGCTGGTGGTAGTCGGCGCGCCCGAGCGCGAAGGTGTTCTTCGCCCAGATGATCGTGCTCGACCACTTGCCGCCCGCCTCCTGCCAGGCGCGGTGCAGGGTCGGCCACTCCGACGAGGACATGCACACGTAGCAGGCGCCCTTGGTCAGCTGCAGCATGTTGGCCAGCGCCGGGCGGAGGAAGTCGAGGAAGCTGGCACCGAGTGCGTCGTTGGCGATGGTCATCCTGGCGGCCGTGCCGCCCTCGTAGGCCACATTGTAGGGAGGGTCTGTCCAGGCCATGTCGGCAAGCGAACGATCGCCGAGCGCACGCTGCACATCGGCGAGCACCGTGGCGTCTCCGCAGAGCAGCCGGTGCTCGCCGCAGCGCCAGAGGTCGCCCGCCCGGGTGACCGGCACCGCGGGAGGCGGCGGGGCCTCGTCGGCGTCCCCGTCGAACCCATCCTCCGCCGCGGCGAGCAGCCGGTCGAGCTCCATGCCGGAGAAGCCGAGCACGTCGAGATCGACCGCCGCCTCGTCGCGGATGCGCGCGATCTCGGCGGCGAGCAGGGCCTCGTCCCAGCCGGAGTTGAGCGCGATCTGGTTGTCGGCGAGACGGAGTGCCCGCGCCTGCGCCGGCGAGAGATGCCCGAGCCGCAGCGCGGGCACGGTGGTGAGGCCAAGCCGGCGCGCCGCCATCACCCGGCCATGGCCGGCGATCAGCACGCCGCCGGCATCGACCAGCACCGGGTTGACGAAGCCGAACTCGGCGATCGAGGCGGCGATCTGCGCCACCTGCGCCGCCGAGTGCGTGCGGGCGTTCTCCGCGTAGGGCAGCACCCGGTCGAGCGGGATGCTCTCGACCTGGAGGCTAGGCTGCATCGGCCAGAGCCCCGGCGCGCTCTGCGGCCACCGCGCCGTACTCGCGCCCGTCGCCCGCGAGCGTGACCGGCAGATCGGGATGCAGCATGCGCCAGCGGGCGAGCGCGAGATCGACGTACTCGGGCGCGAGCTCGACCGCCCGCACGCGGCGCCCGGTGCGCTGCCCCGCGAGGAGCGTCGTGCCCGAGCCGGAGAACGGCTCGAACACCACCTCTCCCTCGTCCGTGTAGGCGCGCATCAGGAACTCCGGCAGCGCCACCGGAAACACCGCCGGATGCTCGGTCTCGATCCCGCGCGCCTTGTGCCGGGTGATCCGCAGCACGCTGTCGGGGATGCGCATCTCCTGCACCGGCAGGCCGGCATGCGTGTAGGGCTTCACCGTGCCATCGGCATCGCGCAGGCCGCTGCCCTTGTTCGGCGTGCCGGCCCACTTGCAGGGCACGATCTTGTTCGCCTGCCGCGCCGTGCGGTTGAGGTGGAACACCAGCTCGAAGGCCGGTGCGAGCCGGCCGTTCCAGTCGCCCGGCAGGCCCGGCCCCTGGTCCCAGGCGTAGAGCGCGAAGCGGCGCCAGCCCTGGGCGCGCATCCACTCGAGCCAGCCACGCCAGTACGGCACCCACTCGCCATCGCGATGGATCAGGCCGAGGTTCACCAGCACCTGGGCGTCATCCGCCATGGCGGTTGGCAGGTGGCGGAACACGCCCTGCATCAGGGCGTCCCAATCGGAGACCCCACCGATGGTGTACTCGCGCTGGCTGCCATAGGGCGGCGAGGTGAACAGCAGCGCTGCCCGGTCGTCGGCTATCACGCGCGCCACGCTCGCCGCGTCCGTGCTGTCGCCGCACAGCAGCCGATGCTCGCCGAGCAGCCAGAGATCGCCCGACCGCGTCACGGATTGACGTGGCGCCTCCGGCTCGGCGTCCGCCGGGTCGTCCTCCTCGGTCCCCGCTGCGCCGTCGTCACCCTCCCGGACCGCGGGCGCCGACAGGGCCCCGGGCGCGTCGCCGTCGGTCACGGCCTCGCCAGCCGCCGCGAGGATGTCGTCGAGCTCCGCGGCCGAGAAGCCGAGCGCAGCGAGGTCGAGGTCCGGCGCCGCCTGCACTGCGGCCAGCGCCTCGCGCAGCAACGCCTGGTCCCAGGTCGCGTTCTCGGCGATGCGATTGTCCGCGAGCCGCAGCGCCTCCTTCTGCGCCGCCGAGAGATGCTTGAGCACGATCACCGGCACCCGCGCGATGCCGAGCGCGAGCGCCGCTTCGAGGCGGCCATGCCCCGCGATCAGCGTGCCGTGCTCGTCCACCAGCAGCGGGTTGGTGAAGCCGAAGGCCAGCATGCTGGCCTTGATCTGCTCGATCTGCGCCGCGCTGTGCACCCGCGCATTGCCGGGATGCGCGCGCAGTTCCGCCACCGGGCGCAGCACGATCTTCGCTGCCATCCAGGGGAGCTGCATCGGCACCATCCAGGCTGTGAAGGAGTGCGAACCACGTGCGAACCATGGCGGCCGCAGGTGCGAACCATGCGGCCCATGGTTCGCAGCTAACCGATTGAGATCACGCGGAAAGAGTGCGAACTGCGAACCATATTTTCAGACTGGCGCTAGGCCCGTCCGGCGCGCGCGCCCCCGGCATAAGGAACGGTGCCAGAAGGAACCATGTTTTCTGCGGCTTATCGAGCCGTCCGTTCCGCTATCGTCTCTCGCCGTTCGTTCCGCGCTCCGAAGCGTCCAATGTTTCTGCGGCTTTCCGCCGATCGGTCGTTGCCGCTCCAACACGCGGGACTACGCTCATCAGAGTCCCGCACCCGATCCGTGCGCCCGCAGGCGCGACTTCACCGAGTAGCGACAGAGTACGAGATGTGAGTTTCACTCGACAACACGACATTCTTTCGCACGAGCACGTTTCTCTTCGCTCGCGAAGGATGATCGGGCGTCGCCACGCTGACGACGCCCGTGCCCGGACTCGTGTCAGCCCTTCGCCGCCTTGCGCTTCGCCTTCTTCGCGCCAGCGAGTGCCGCCGCCTTCAGCGCAGGGCTCGCCTTGAACCGCACCGTCGCGCCCGCCTTCACCTGCACCTTCTCGCCCGTGCGCGGATTGCGCCGCGTGCCCTTCGGCGTCTCGCGCACCACGAACGCGCCGAAGCCGGGAATGGTGAACCGGCCGCTCGTGATGATCTCGTCGGTGATCGCGGTGATGATGGCATCGGCGAGGTGCCCGGCCGTGGCCTTCGGCATCTCGGTCGTGTCGACGATCACGTCGGTGAGGAACTGCTTCGACATACGCTCGATTCTCCGTTACGGGGGCGCGAGGCATAGCCGAGCCGGCTGACGTTGTCAGCCAGCCAATCTGCGCTCGATCCGGCGCATCAGGCCGTAATGTGCGGCGAGCAC